TTATCGAAGATCTTTTTACCATACTGATACATGAAGACTTTACCTTCATTTTCAGGATTAGCTGGATCTGAAACTACTAGTACGTTTGATACATAATGAAGACGACGTTTTTGTACACGTGCTGTTTCCTTATCTGCATCAATACCTGAATTCCAGAGTTTAGAGTTCAGTTCACCAACTGGATCATCCTGACCAATCGAAGTAAGAGAACGTTCGATATACCATTTACCAGTTGGACCTTTGAATCCATGATCCCAATAACGAACCCAAGGAAGATCCTGACCTTCTGCTGCTGGTAAGAATCGAATAACGGCATAACCATTACCCATCTTATCAACGGTAGGTTTCCACATACGTTCATCTTTGTAGGAATTTTGTTCTCCACCACCAACAGCTTGTGCTGCGTTTACTAATTTATCGATGGAGGCTGATTTACGTTTTAGTTCTGCGAATGACATTTTGTTTTCCTTATATTGCTGAAATATTACTGAATTATTATAACACATATTTATGTGTTTGTATATCCCCTATTTAGGGATAATTGTTATTTCCTTGACACGATGTGGTTGTTCAAGGATCCAATCAATAACTGATACACAGTATTCAATTGACATTTTATTTTCTTTAACATGTTCTACTCTTGGGCTATCAAAATAACCAAATCGTACAATTGTTGTATCAACACCATTATAGAATAATTGTTCGTTTGCCTTATCAAGAGCAGATTTCTGTATAGCATATATATGTGGTTTTCTTTTTATACCATCACCTGAATTTGAACCAATATTAATAATTCGTTTCTTCATCTCTGCTGCACGATATAATAAATCAACTTGTTCAAATCCATCATGTTTACAGTTAATAAAGATATCACATTCTTCAAGACTGGAAACACAATTATATCTTCTTAATAGATGTTGACCTAGTCCTCTACGAGTACCAGTTATATAAAACTTATCCAAAGTCTAATACTGCTTTCTTTGGTAATAAGTTTAATTCCATTGCTTCTACTTCAAGCTTTGATTGAAGTGGTGCACCAACAAATTTCTTTACATCTTCTGGATCAATATTATTCTTATCACAAATATCAAGCATAGCATCCATATAACTCATATTGTTATCACGTACTGCTTTCTCAACTAACTTAGTGAACTCTGCTCTGTTTAAAAAATCACTCATTTATCTAGTACTCTCAATAAGATTGTATCTTTGTTTATTCGTCCGTTCGGTTTTACAGTCTTTGTTGTTAACTCTTTCCAGAACTTATCAATCTGATTTGGTGTCTTAGTTTGGAATGTACCAAGCATCTCTTCTGGTTTACGTAACCGAATTGCGCGAGAGTTAACTGGATCAAAGTTCTTAATAGTTGTACCAGAGATCTCAAAACCAGTTGCTGACTCTGTAACAAACTCTGTGATAATACGTTCTTTAATATGGAACGTATATAATCTTCTACTACCAACAATTAACATAGGATCTATAGATGTTAACTTGAACTCTGCAGAATCCTTTGCATAACTTACCTTAGCAACTTGTTTATCTGCAGACTTAACACGTGGCTTAGAAGGTTTACGTACTGCTTTCTTACTAAGAATATATTTCTCTACATCAGAAATAATACCTTCAAAGAATGATAGGTATTTCTTACGTGTAGGAACAGTAAGATAACTGTAGGCTTCAACTAAGTCTTCTGGTTTATCATTAACTAATTCATATATCTCGTCACGTTGTGGTTTATAGAATTCAAATACTGCCTTTGCACTAAACCCATTTAGATCAGCTAACTGCATTTCCTTATACATATTAAAGTCTTTTACATTCTGCCAATCATCAATAATTTCTTCTATACTACCAATAAACTCTGATGTAATCCTCTTAACACGTTCCATTGGTGATATAACTGGTTTGTTTTCAGTATTTGTATCACTATCATTTTTCTGAGATAACTTATCAATTGCTGTCTTACGTACATTTTCTATATACAAATTAACAGAATTTTCGTGATTCCACTTAGGTGGAAACTCTTTACCTAGTCCTGCCCAAGCAATAGATGCTGCTGGTCCGTACTTTGTTGTGTACATATAATCAGGTGCAGAGAGTAATAACTTTCTTTCTTCACCTTCATAACTGGATCTAATATAGTTACGAAGAACACCTGCTACATCCTTACGATCCATATCCATACGGAAATAGGATGCAAAGGCTTCCCAATCATGATCAGGAGCTGCACCTATACCAGTTCTAGGTTTACGTGGGAGTGGAGCTTTCTTACGACGTTTCGTCGTCTGTCGACGTACAGTTCCAGCCATTTGGTTTCCTTTCATCACGAATACGTACTAATTCAGTTTCACCTTCAGCATTAACATATGATCGAAGATATCCTTCTTCAATAAGATGCTCTACTGTTGCAACAATTAAAGCGTTACGACTAAGCATACCCCAATTTTTGCCAATCATAAATGTACAAAAGCAAAGACCAGCCACGATAAGATATAGTGGTTCGATAAGCATGTTTTTACCCTTCTGGATTATACTATACTATTTATCAAGGAATGTAAATCCCCTAAAAGAAACTTTTTACTTTATCGATCTTAAATGAACGCCAGCCTTCATTCTCAATATCATATACACGAATAACTTCTTGACTAAAGTCAGCAGCAATATTATTCTTTGCTTTCTTTTCACCAGGAATACGATCTTCCATTAGTGTACATTTCATAGTACGTTCTGTACCATCTATTTTTTCAAATACGACTACACAAATACCTTCATGTAATTCTTTTAACATTTCTTCACGTGTCATAATCATGACCGATCTCCTCTATCATTATAAATGTCGCCCGCGAGGGCACGAATATCATCAAGACGATAATCCACCTCGACCTTTGTTTTATTTAGATGCTCTTTCTCGAGCAGGACTGCTTTATCTAACATGACTTGGATCTTAGCAACAAGTTGTTCTATTGAATGATACATCATCTACCTTCCTTCAAAATCCGAATACGTTGTTTTAACCACATATAAACTTCTTCATTTTCAGCAACCAAATTAAGAGCTTCTAATCTCTCTAGCTCATCTTGAAGAACAGAAATTTTTATTAAGGAAATACTATCAGGAGTATATTTCATTAATTCCAACCTTCTACTGATTCATAATCTGATTGTGCACGAGCACGATCACCATAATGTTCATTAACATACTTTGGAGCATCTGTATAATGAATTTCAGACTCACCATCATATTTGTCGGTGAGGTTAACACGAACAGGAGCTTCGTATTCATCTTCTACATAACTACGAACCTTTTGACCTTTAGCAACAATATTTGCGATACGATTTTTACGATCAGCGATTTCTTTGATAAGAGCAAGACGTTCAGATTGTGTATAAGCTGTTTTCATAATATAGAGTCTCCTAATTGTTATATGAATATTCTACCATATTTTATTTAATTTGTAAATGCCCCATAGTGTCACGCCTGTGTCATAAAGAAATGTTTAACACCTTCTTCCCAAAGGGTAATAGCATCGTTCCAATTTTCGAAGCCATATTCATCAGCAAAGTCGATTGAAGAAGAGGTAGCGACTGAACCTTCGAAGCCATACTCTTTAAGCGTCCAGCTAATATCTTTAGCTGTTGATGCTGTTGCAACCAATTCATTGTTTGCGAACATTTCAATTGAACCATTATCTGCTGCGATGAAGTCGATAGCCATTTTAGAATCTCCTGTTTCTTTGTTTACCTTACTAATATAAGTGTTTTCATCTAAAAAGTAAATCCCCCTCCCCCATTTTTTCTGAAAAAAGTTTCTAATGAAAACAATGACTTATCATTTTTTTTCATTTTTTTCATAAATAGACGTGAGAGAGGTAGGAAATATGTTAGATCCAGTGTCCGCATTAGCGACCGCTAGTGCAGCATTTAATGTAATTAAAAAAGGCTTCGAAGTAGGTCGTGACATTGAACAAATGGCTGGGGATTTAGGTAGATGGATGGGTGCTATGTCAGACTTGACAGAGGCAGAGCGTCTTTCAAAGAATCCCCCAATATTTAAGAAACTGTTTGCTGGTAAGTCTGTAGAGCAAGAAGCGATGGAGATATTCGCGGCAAAGAAAAAAGCTGAACAGATGAGGGATGAACTCAAGCAATATATTCAATGGTCACTTGGAACAAGAGCTTGGGACGAACTTATTCGAATGGAAGGTCAGATCCGTAAAGAGAGACAAGAGACTCTCTATCGTCAAGCAGAAAGAAGACAAAAATTTGTTGAGTGGTTGGTAATTGGTGTAGCTGTCTTAATAGGGGCCAGCTTGCTAGCGCTAGCAGCTTGGGTACTTAAAGGATGATACACGTCTTTTTATTGATGGTGTTTCTTGGAGACGGTAAACAACCAATCAGTAATGATATGTATTTTTATAGTATAGATCGGTGTAACTACTTTGCTTCTCGTGTAGTCACAAGGTATGGTAATTATAAAGATATGGATTTGATTCCATTAGAACACAGAGCAACAGCATATTGCAAACCAGTTTATACGAATCCGTCAGCAAGAGGTATTAAGGTTTATGATTAAGTTGAAGATTGCTCAAATGAGAGAACAGTTTGGTTTACCAGAATACGATGGTAATCTTGACAAGTTGCGCTTGAATATAATGTCAATTAAAAGTAGATTAGGATTTAATTATAATCCTGTAGTCGAAAAGGAACCAGAACCAGAACCAGAGCCTGAACCAGTTAATACTGTACCAGATAAGATTGATAAAATAAAAGATTCGTTAAGACCAAGAAAGAAAATGAAAGTGTCATTTAAATGACACTCTTACCTGTCAGATTATTAGGCCCGTCAGGTTTTTGACAATAAGGGTAAAGAAATATAAATAAAATGGAAAAGGATAAAAGATGTTTAGAGTTTTAGTTGCTAGTGCAATTATGTCTATTTTTATTAGTAGTGTATATGCTGAACCGATTGTCACTGAATCAACAACTGATAGCACTATTACAACAAATGGTAGTATGGAAACAACTATAAAGTCTCCACCACCATCTGCGATATCACCACAACTTGGTGCAAATAGTAATAGTGATTTATGTACAATTGGTGTTGCTGGTGCAGTACAAACACAGATATTAGGTATATCTGCTGGTACTACATTTACTGAGGATAACTGTTTAAGACTAAAGAATGCTAAGACTCTATATGATATGGGAATGAAAGTGGCAGCAGTTTCTGTTATGTGTCAAGATGATAACGTATTTGATGCTATGATGATGGCTGGTACACCTTGCCCGTACGAGGGTATGATTGGTGAAGCAGCAAAGATTGGATGGGAATCACATAAAGAAACACAGAAAGAAAAACATGGAGCAGAAAATAAATCAAATGTTAAGGACACTGCCACTTATGGCGGCCTTGGTATTCTGGCCTTCTTACTCTTCCTGTAATGATTTAGCACCTTATCATGGGACGACAGGTAATGCTGCGTCAAATGGACATAACTGGAGTATGAGTGATGTCTTACCTACTCCTCCAGGATTAGAAATCAATGGTGTAATCTATAATTATATTATACAAAAGAATGTTAATGATTCTGTTAATGTTCATGTTCAAAATGAAAATGCTGATGGAACTGGATATATCTTTCGTGAAACAGATCAATGGAAAGCTGGATCACTTGGTGGTACTGAAATAAGAAAAGCAGTACCAGTTATCCCTGGAATAGGTAGAGATTTATGGGGAGATGGATCAATTGAAGTTGAAGGACCTGGTTCAGTTGAGGATGCAAATGTTATATACACATATAAAGTAGATCCGTGTTACGATCCACAATTCAATCCTGGTTGTCCTGGTTATGTACCTGACTTACCAGATCCTTTTAATGTAGATGAGTTATATTCATTATTAAATGAATCAATTGAATTAGCTGATAATGAAACAGATTTAGACATATATGATGACGAAGAAGAATCTTCTGAAGAAGATGAAGAAGATGAGGAAAGAGAAAAGATGAGATTAGAAGCAGCACTTGCTGCTGTTGATAATTCTGAAATGTTTGCTAATGCTTTTGCTCAAGCACAAATGTTAGCAGCTATGAATAATGCAATTCAAATGAGTAATTATTATGCTGGTAATGTACCAGGTGGTGAATATAAAGATTCACAAGTTTTAATTGATAAGAAAATAGATGATAACAAGAATGGGTTAAGAAACGGTCTTGCCCAACAATTATTGCATGAAGAAATGGTCAGCATGCAATATACTAATTAGGAGAGATAAATGTTTAAGAAGGCATTGTTAGTTGGGGCAATCAGTTTAGGTGCTGTTTCTGCGCATGCCGTGGACGTACCTATTACTGGTAATGTCCAATCAAAATGTATTATTACCACTGACACTCCAGGTGTTTATGGTAACCCAAATGCATACACACTTTCTACTGCATCTGCAGATGGTGGTGTACAACCAGTTGTAAGATATGATGTTACACTTGCTGATGCTTATTATGCTCAAATTACAACACCAACAGAATTTGATCAAAGTCCATCACTATCTGATACAGTGACTTGGACAGGATCAACCGAAGTAAAGGCTATTAGTGATGCAACAAACATGGGTTCATACGAAACAAACAAAACTACGTTTGGTCAAACAACTCAATATGATTTGACTGCGACTGGATCAACCTGGTTTAAATCAACATCAACTGCAACTTATGGTGGAAATAAAGCTTTCCCAGGTGGTACATATACTGCTAACGTTGAAGCTGTTTGTATAGCAAAATAAAATGAATAAATACTTAATATCATTATGGCTTATGTTGGTATCATCTTTTGCTTACGCTCATGAGATGACTCCAACATATCCTGAGTGGAGGTATTCCATTTATAGTGATCTATTGGTTACTAAGATGGAAATGTTTAACAAGAGGAATGATGTTGAGTATTACGAAATAGCTGTATTTGATGAGAACTGGAATCCGATTCCATTTGTGTCATCATATAAAGTATTTAAACTTGATTATCTTTCGCGTGTACAATTTGAAGTTTATATACGGGCAAAAGATAAAGACAGAGCAGAATATATCTGTTCTAGATCTAAATTAAATAATGGTATGCCAGCAATATCTTCTATGATATGCTCGAGATTTAAATGAGAAAAATATTAATATTATTTTTATTATATCCATCATTGGCAATTGCAGAAAATAGTTCGCTAAACTTACAATTACCAAATGCTGGTACAACATACGGTCAAGATTCATTTAAATCTAGTGATGGAATGGATTGTAAGAACTCTATTGGTGGTGGTACTAATTTAGAATTCGGTGTGACTGGAATTATCGATAATTATGAAAGTCCATTCGAACAAAACGATCCATCGATAGGAAGTAGTACAAAAGATGTAGGTGTTTATGCTCGTATCACAATACCATTAGATGCTCCAAAAGAACGAATTAATTGTAATACATTATATGAATTAGAATTGAAAAAGAAAAGATTAGAAATCTTACAACTTGAACAAGAACTTGCTAGACTAAGAGCACTACAGACTGAGGAATAAATGGCAAAGGATCTCGGACAAGAACTTGAAAATATGGAAGAAGGTATTGAGAACCTCAAGAATAAAGAGTTCCGTATTCTAGGAATCAAAGTTACCTTTATGTCTGTATCAGCACTTGTTGCTGTACTTGGTACAGTGATTGGTGGTTTATACTTTGCTTTCACAATGTATCAAAAGATCGAGGAAGTTGCTGGACTAGATGTTGGTGCTTTTGAACAACGTATGGAAGTTATTGAGACACAACTTGATGAGGCACTTGGTTAT